CCGCTATCACCTTTACGACCAGATTCACCAAATCGACCTTCAGAGTTTTTATACCACATAATTTAATATAAAGAGTTAGGAGTTTGTATGATAACATAACTCCGAAATTAGATCAACGGGTTGTTAGTTCTTGAATTTGAATATTATCGAAGAACTCTTTCTTTACATCAGCGTTATTAAACTCGCCATAGAGTACAGTCGTCTGAGTAGTGCTATCGTGAGCACCAATGCCTCGGTTCTGGCAACAACCATGCTTAAGCTTCAAGTAGACAGCAACGCTTTCGCTCTCAGTTGCTTTTCTAATCTCACGTGCAATATCATTGCATAGTTCTTCTTGAAGAGTTCCTCGACGTGCGCACCATTGTGCAATTCGAGTATACTTGGATAGACCAATAACCTTCTCGCTAGGAATAATGCCGATATAACCAACACCGGTTACAGGTTGGTGATGGTGTGAGCACATCGACTTAAGTTCAGAACGAACTACTAGCATACCCCTATAAGCACTTTCACCTGTGTTAGGGAACGCAGTCGCATCAGGAGCAGGATAATATCTACCTGCCATAATTTCATGCACGTACATCTTGGCTAGTCTTTTTGCCGTTCCCTTTGAATTGGGGTCATTTTCCCGGTCAATGAGCAGAGCATCCAGTACTCCTTCAAACGCCTTTGTAGCTTCTTCAACAATAACCTGACGGTCTGCATCATTGAGAATTGAGGAAATATTATCACCGGCCCAGTACCTTAATTTGTTGTTAATGAGTTTGTTACGCAATAGTTCAGTATATTTCATTATTAACCTTCATAAAATGCTGAGTTACCTGCATGCTCAAATACTTCTACTGACTTTACTCGAACAGTAGGATTCAATAGAGTACCATTCTCTCTCCAATCATCTAGCATTAGTGCAAGTTGATTGTAGGCCAGCTCAGCAAAGCGTTCACAACCTACACCGGTAACTACTCTAACATCTGCAACGCCCATACCGTGCAATTGCTTCAAAGTATTAAGCTCAGGATCATCCTCTGCTAAAATCAAAGTATGATCAAACATATACTCAAGCCATTCTTTAAACTCTTTCAAACCACCGAAATCCATAACCCAGTTGCGTTCGTCTAAGCTATCGCATTCGAAGGTAACATGCACACCAATAGAATAACCATGCAACAAGCTGCAATGACTATGAGTACTTTTCCATTGTCTAAAGCAGCAGCTTAGACCCCGATCATTACCATATGTCTTTGTACTATAAAACTTACCCATTCTTATTTCTCCCACCAAAATTCAATCCAATCAGAAAACTCTGAACGTCTCATTGCCATATGATGATAATTAGGTATGACCGGCTGTTCTTTATTCCATACAATCACTGCCACATCAGTCTTGCCATGTATTTCCATAAAGGACTGTATTGTCTTACCAGTATCTAAAATTTCATCTACTAGTAATACTTTGTTTCTTGGATTATCTAAAATATCCATCAAAGTTAATGAAGGCTTCTTTCTATCTGTATCCCAGTTACTTGCTAGCATAGGAACCTTAAGTCTATGACTTAAGACTGTGGCAGGAATCAATCCACCTCTCGTAAGACCTACAATATAGTTGTATTTGATTTTTTTGTTATTTACTTGACGAGCTATGTCATCGATAGCTTCATTAAACATAGTGTAAGTAAAATCATAGGTGTTTAGGTCCCCCATGCGTTTCTCCAAATGTCAACTTGTAAACGTGGAGAATATCTCCACCCTAATTTCATGGCATGTTCAGCGACTTGCTTATTATTAAGATAATAAACGTCTTCAGTACCACCAACCGGCATCAAATATACGTCACCAACAAAGCCACCGTCCTTAAATTCCTTAACAGCCTTCTTAGCATCCTCGACGTCTTCTTCTGTCGCAACTACGAACTTAAGATAGGTATGACCAATGCCTTGATAGTCGTGAACGATTTCTGGCTTAATAGCATCTTCCCACTTCTCACCTGAGCATGGGAGTTTAGCTGATACTGAGAATGTGAGTCGATCAAAACTACGGCCGAACCTAGTAAACTCTTCAAACAAAAAGTATTTAAATTCTTCTGTTAGAGGCTGAGTGCCGTTTGTTTCAAATGTAAGGTTTTCTAGATCGTAGATAAAGTCAGCGCGTTTAATAAGATCTGGAAAACTACGCTGCCATCCGAGAAGAGGTTCCCCGCCCGTGATAACTAGATGCTCTTTCTTCCACTTCTTTTCTGGAAGAAGTTCAAAGATCTTTTCAGCAATTTCGTCAGTAGATCGAACAGGACTAAGATGCTTAAAACGAGGATCCCAACTAGCATAAGAATCACATCCAGTATGAACAAGAGGAAGCTCTTCATAGAGTTTGTAATTAGAAATTTGGCTAGCAACATTATCTCTCTCATCACTCAGCTGTCCTGGTGGCATGCCAAATCCGGCACATTGGAAGTTACAACCGAAAGTTCTTAAAAAGATAGAAGGTACGCCAACGAAGCGTCCTTCTCCTTGCAGGCTATAAAAGAGCTCTGCGACTTTAATTTTTGACATCTCTACTCCTAGTTTACGTGGAAGGGCACGATATATTATATAGCCCGGCCGATCTGTTTTAGCTTCTTAATTTTCCTATCAATAACCTTCTTTTGATTCTCGGCCCGAGAAAGATGCATAGGATGAGCTCTCTTACGGTAATCAATACCATTAAGATGATCAAGCTCATGCATTATACATCTAGCGGTCATACCAATGAACTTATCTGTTCTAAAACCACCAAAAGCGTCTTGATAACGAACTTTGATTATAGATGGTCTCTTAATTGGAAGCCAGAGATTTGGAAAAGATAAACATCCTTCTTCTAGCTTAACCTCATCAGACGTCTGATCAATAATCTTAGGATTAAACATAGCTAATGTTTCCTGTGAGTGTAAAACAAACACTCTGTAAGGAAGACCTACCTGATTTGCAGACAATCCCATACCTTTATGATGGTACATAGTCTCTATAAGGTTGTTGGTAAGCTCGATTGGGTTAATACCTGGATTACTAAAGTTAAACGGCTCTACTTTAGTATAGAGAATAGGATTATCACCTTTGACTAATTCATATATCATGCTGCTAACCTACTAAAGTTTTTATGCTTCTCGAAACGAATGACACTGTGGAACTTATCATACAGCGCATCACCCTTGTGACTAATAATAAAGATATTAGTATCGCTTGCTAGTCCTTGAATAATCTTTAAGAACTCATCTGTACCCGCACCGTCTAGACTGCTATCGAATACTTCGTCCATAATAAGGAGATTAGTGCTAGCAGAATTGCGAAGCTTGGCAACAGCTCTCCAGGTAAACAGAAGAGCCAAGTCAATACGCATCTTTTCGCCTTCGCTAAACGACTCATAAGAAAATTCATCTCTAAACCTCGATTTAATAGTTTCTTCAAAGTTCTCGTTAAGCTCAAAGTTAACGAAAAAGTCCATCGATGCAAGATACTTGTTAATCAGTTTATTCATAACAGGTACGTACTGCTTAATAATTCTAGTCTTAATGCCTGAGTCTTTTAGAAGGACGCTAGCAACGTCTAGCGTCCTTCTGCTCTCAACAAGCTCTTCCTTGAGTTGTATCTTCTGTCTAAGGCTTTCTTTTAGTACCTTAATTTCTTCTGCACTAGCATCAATATGCTTGGTATTACTCTTAATCTGTTCGATCTCTTGAGTTAGAGAAGAAATAAACATATTAAGGGTAGTAATCTTATTATTGTACTCACCTACCTTCTTTTGATGAGCTTCTTGTACTTCTAACGACTTAGTAAATGCATTAATCTTTTCGTTAATCTTTAAAAGCTTTCTGTCTAGCTTATTAAGACCGGAGCTGATAGTATCAATATCTGTCTGATTCTTTTCTTGCGACTCATGCTTGAAGTCGTGCGAGATACCTTGCTTACAGATAGGACAGTTATCATTATCGTCGTAAAATTTATTCTCTTTAATAAGCTTTACTGACTTGTCATACATCTTACGATAGAGTTCACGAATGTCTCTATCTTCCTTGCGTAGATCTTCTATCTGATCTGTTTCTAATTTAAGGCTGGTAATAGCAGTAGTACATTCATCAATCAGCTGCTGCTCGATAGCAATTTGATTATTATGCTCTTCAATTGCCTTAAGCTTCTCAATAATCAGTTCATCGTTATTTTGTTGCAACGATTCAAGATACTTCTTATGCAGCTCGATCTTTTCAGCCAGACTCTTAATATTAAAATCGTTCTCTTGGATATCTGTCTTGTTTGTATTGATTCTATCTTTGAGAATAGAATTCATCGTAGAGAAGATCTGAATATCAAGTAGGTCTTCGATAACCTCTCTACGGTGAGCAGCAGGAAGCTGCATGAACGGAACAAACGAAGCTGAGCCTAGAATAACAATCTGAGAAAACGACTTGAAGTTAAGTTTGAGAATATTACGCTCAAACATCTCTTGATATTCACGTGATTCAGCATTCTGATTAATAATCTCGCCGTTCTGATAGATCTCAAAGATATTCGGCTTCATGCCGCGAATAACTTTGTACTGATGCTTACCAATATCAAACTCTATTTGAACTTCGAGATTTTTTTGATTAATGGTGTTGAGTAGCTGTGGCTTATTAATCTTTCTGAAAGGTTTGCCGTATAGAGCAAAGCAAAGAGCATCAAGAATAGTAGACTTCCCTGCACCATTTTCTCCAACAATAAGGGTAGAACGATTACGTAAAAAGTCTATTTCTGTAAACGTATTACCGGTTGAGAGTATATTCTTAAATCGTATCTTCTTAAATAGAATCACGTTGTAGTATGCTCCATTGACATAGCTTCATTGTATAGGTTTCTAAGAAGAGATTCAAGCTTTGCTTTGTCTACAACTAATTCCATCTGGTCGACATATTTATTAAGAATAGTTATTGTGTCTTCTGCCTCGTTCACAATATCAGAATCATCTTCTAAGTCTAGGTTAAGATGGTCATCAACAACCTGTAAATCATGCAGACCGGCTTTCTCTAGTCTATCAATAAACATATCGAACCATACGGGATTAATTTTATTCTTGACTACGACCTTGACAATTGTATTAGCGTAAGGCGTAAAGTCTAAGGTAACTACTTCATTAATTGACTTATTTAAGTCATCATAGAAGACCTTCTGGAACATCGAGAAAGGATTAGGAATAAATTCTAGCTCACGAGTCTCAGTATCAAATACATGAAAGCCTTTTTGATCATCATAATCAGACCAGGTTATCTCGTATGGTGTACCTAGGTAGTGAATATTCTTTCGTGATGACTTATGATGAAAGTGGCCTGAGTATACGCTATCAAACTTGCTGAAGATTTCAGGCTTGAAACCGCCATCATTAACAGAACCCTTATACATCTCAAAGCCGTCAATCTCAAAATGCCCGAACATCAACTGGCATTTTGTATCCTGTATAGCCTTCATAGCTTCGTTATAGTTACCAGAACATATCCAAGGCATCAGTAAAATACTAGTTCCGTCAAACGTTACCTCGGCAGGCTTATCATATGTCGTAATATTGCTATACTCACCTAGCAGTAAGTCTGGTGAATTAACGTCATTAGTATTTTTATAGAAGGTATCGTGATTACCGGCAATAATATGAGTATCAATATTACGCCTTGCCAACTGTTCAAAAAAGTAATCTTTACAGGCTCTTAACGATGCAAAGTTAATAAACTTTCTTCTATCAAATACATCGCCTAGATGTATGACGGTTGTTATGTTATTCTGGTCAATATACGGAAAAAATACTTCTTTATAAAACTTAGCAAAATAATCAGAAAATGCAGGATTATCAGCTCGTGCACCGTAGTGCGTATCAGTCACTAAGCAAATCTTCATCCGGAGGAGCCTCTTCATCTAGAAATAGTTCAACGCCTTTCTTGCGTATCTTCTTTTTCTTATCAATATTTTCTTCAAACGCTCTAATAAAATCGTTCATGTTGTCATTATCAAACTCACTCTGTACAGGGCTATATTCTGTATCATCAAACTCATTTTGCTCTATCAAAGTATTCATGATAAGAGAGTTTTCAAATGACTTATGCTTGATATAAAGTTGTTTCTTTTCTTTTTGTATTCGTCTCAGGAATGCAAAGTAAATAATCTGAGTAAAATATGCGAACGGATTATTGGATTTATCAGGGTCAAAGTTGTCAATATAACTTACACAATTCTCAATACCGTCACTAATCATCTCTTCACGGTATGAGTAATTAATAAAGTTAGGTTTATGAGATAACCTGTTTGCTATCATAAGCATACACTTACCAATGTAAGGTGGTATCTCAGGCTTTAACGTCTTGTTCTTTTTAGATTCAAGAACCTTATTACGGTAAATAACTATCTCCGCATACAGTTTCTTATTATCTACGTAATGATTATCACTCATATCAGTTTAACAACGGCTTCTTAATAGCTCTTTCTAATACCGCTGCTGCAATCTCCTTTGTTTCAGTATCAAGTATTTCAGATTTATCAAACAACTCTTCATCAATCATATCATCAATACCGTCCGAATGCTCTCTCACTAATGTCTTATAGTATTCTTGAGCGCTCTTTCTGGCACTTGTATGTACCAGTATTTGGTCAGCATAAAACGAGAATGTAGAGTCACTTGAGAATGGCATGTATTTGTGCATAGCAACTACAGGTAATGATGCGGGATTCTTAAAATAGTAATTAATTTGAAATGGATTAATGATAGTAATCTTATCGCTACTCTTTTGGGTATCACCGATAAGCTCTGTACCGTCGATAAGTCTAATGAGAGAGATCATGATCTTTTATTCCTATGTTATAAATCTTATAGTTAAACATCTCTTCATTATAAATTTTAATACGTTCAGCGAAATGGAGTATAGTATGATTCTTTTTTGATTTCCAGGTCAAATCATCTGCTATATCATAAAGCGTTGCAGATGATTTGGTATTGCTCTTTCTTAACCCTCTACCAATTGACTGGAGGTTTCTAATGCGGGATTTAGATGGACTTGCAAATATAATATTATGTAGATTTTTTATGTTTACGCCTGTAGAAAATGTACCGTAAGAAGCAACAATAATAGCGTTCTCACTCTCTTCTACCTCTTTTCTAATATCTTCTCTAATCTGACCGTCTACTTCACCAGAAACAAAGAACACCTTACGACCACTCTGATTTAATATGTCATATAGTGCTTTTCCGTGTTTTTCTACGTATTGAAATAAGAGTAGCGTATTACCTTCAAGAGACAATGCTAGATTAGTGATAAACCTATTTCTAGCCTGGTTAGTAACTAAGAAGTCCATCTCATCATGATAGTCAGCATATTTCATTTTCTGACGAATAGCATCAGAATACGATAGCACTAAAGCCTTTATTTTAAAGTCAGCAAGGTGCTTCTGCTCAATAAGATCTGCCGTCGAAGTAACACGCTTAACAGGTCCAAACAGTCCTTCTAGAACTAACTTATGTGTTTGTGATCCATCTAGAGTTCCAGTGAAACCAATTCGAATAGGACAATCCGGTAACTTAGAAAGTATGCTTGTCAAGCTCTTAGCTTTAAAGAGGTGAGCTTCGTCCCCTATAACCGTGCTAAATTGCGCAAACCAGGTCTTTGGCATCTTGTAGATAGATTGCCATGTTGAAATGACAAACGGAAGATCTGATTCTTTTTCTGCTCCAGATAAAATCCTATGACAGAATTTATTCGAATCTATACCGCAATATGACTCGAAGTCTGAAGCCATCTGATGTACCAGTGATGTAGTAGGTACAATGACTAGTGTTTTCTTTTTATGAAAGAATCTTGCTAGAAGGAAGATGATTAACGACTTACCCGAAGCAGTGGGCGATAGAAGAAGGCATCGTTTATTTCTTACTGCGTGAACAAATGCTGATACTTGGTAGTCACGGGGTTCAATAGTAAGGTTTAATGACTTAAAGAACTCTATTGCTTCTTCTTGAGTATATTCGTCTTGTGTGAATTCGTTACTATCTAAGTAATCTACTTCGTAGTTTCTTTCACGTGCAAATAACTCGATATGTAACTTAAGACCGTGGTAGATAATTCGAGTAGCCGAATTAAATAGTCTTATCTTACCATCCCATACCTTGCGCTTCACAGCAGGTGAAAACCTGGCACCTGGAACACTGAAGGTAAAGTATTCAGACAACTCTTGCGCTACGTCAGGTTCGCAATGCGCTTTTATATGTACATCATTAATCTTTTCTATGACTATTCGAGTCATCAGGCTCCGACCTTAAACTTTTCCCACGATATGGCTTGGGCGATTTGATATCCTCTATTCGGCAACGATTTAATAATAGACTCAACAAATTCAATCTTTTCTTTTTGCATGTCTATTCGAGCTTGAATCGTATTAATATCACTATCAGACTCGATATACATCGGAATATCTGTTCTTAGAATCTTTAGAGGATTTGGCTCCCATCCATTCTCTTTAAGAAGTTCTTCACTAAGAGAGCCGTTATAGTATTCATACTTTGTTTGCTTGAGTGCTTTGTACTGATACTCAAGCTTTCTCAAAAGCATTCTTTCGGCTGAATATATTTTATAGTACTTGGAGTGTAGCTGCGGGATACGAAGACTCTCTTCACCTAGCTCGGTTCGGTCGATACAGCTGTCCTTCTCCCACGATTCTTGAATCTCTTCTAGTTTCATATAGCATGATCACAATAATTACATTACTGCTTATTATACTACATTACTGTACTTAAATCAACTATATCGATCTTAGTATGAATGTTCTATATTTGAAGACTGCACGTGCTTCGATGTAAGTAACCTGTGTCATCTTAGAATCGAATGTGAGTTCTGAAAGGCTTACTGGGAAGAGATCTTTGTATACTACTTCCATCACAGGATTCATTGAACTCGAAAGGACTACTAGAGTCGCGTCTGAGTAAACCATCTTAGGCTGATTAAGCCCAGTTGCTCCAGCAGAACTAGTTTGAGAGGCATATTCATCAAACCCGTTAGGAAATCCTAGCTGAGTCATCCAGGAGTATAGTTCTTTATAGTTTACTAGGTTTTCATCTACTCTGAACGAGATGTTTAAATCAGAGTATTGCAGTTGATCTCCAGGTACTGGTATCTTGACAAACGGGTTAGGAATAGCCGTTGAGCCAAGATTAACAGATGGGATATTAGCTGACTGAACAAAGTAATTCACTCCAGGGGTCTTATGAATAAGAAACTTAAACCCTAGTGGAGATAGAAAATTCTTGTTATCGGGAAGACTAGTTATAGAACTCATGTTAGTATTTATAATGAAAAAAAGCCCGCATTACTGCGGGCTTTAGGATACTACAAGATTTTATAATTTTTAAAATCTTTTTATTACATAATGTTGTTAACACGAACTCTACGATAGTAGACGTTTGTATCTTCAGCAATTGCACCTGTACCAGCACCGGTGATACCATCGTTGAATGGGTTAGCAACCATTCCGTAACGAGTCTTGAAGCCGATCTTTGGTTGGAAGGTGTCTGGGTCAACGGCACGAACCATTTGTAGCGGAACGTATGGGCAGTAGAAGAGACCAGCGTCGAATGGTGACGAGCCCTTGTAACCCATAACGAAGTAGTTACCACCAGCATAAGGATCGATGTATACACGAATACGACCGTTTAGAACACCGGCGAATGTATTACCTGTATCGTCAACTTGTAGATTGTTGCTGTTTAGAGCAGGAGCGTAATCTAGAACACCGGCCATTTGAAGAGCTGAGGCAACGTCTGACGAGCAGATAACGATGTTACCCTTACCACGTCTTGTGTCCTTGGCGATTTTGTTGGCTTCTCTTTCTAGTTGGAACATTAGACCCTTGAACTTTTCAACTGACCAGCGGCCGTTTGAATCGGTGTCAAGATCGAATACGCCAGAAGTTGTTGTACCTTCTGTAGCACCAACCTTAGCCGAAACGTAAATTGTACGAACGACTTCACGGTTGATTTCAGTAAGGATTTCTGTCGAAAGAATATTGCTGAGTTCTGTTTCAGCGTCAAGACCATGTACAGCGCGTAGATCTTGAGCAAGTTCCATCGAGTACTCAGCCTTTAGAGCACGACCCTTAGCTGTTACAGTTACCTTCTCGATCGAGAAAGCCATCTGTGGGAAGGTGATTGTGCCGTTGCCGAAACGCTCTAGCTCGTTTGTCGAAACACCAGTTGCATAGTTAACTTCGGTGTTTGTTGCTAGTTGTGTTAGGTTAGCACCAGCACCTAGCGAACCAACGTGGTTGTTACCAATAACAGCTGTGTCCTTATTGTACGACGAGAACTCGGTGTTGGCTTCGTTGTAGAAAGCTTCACCGCTTGTTTGGTTGGTGTAACGCGAACGCATTGCGAAGATTAGGCCTGTTGGGCCTGTCATTGGCTGAACGCCGCAGATGTCGTAAGCAATTAGGTTTGGCATTGCACGACGAACTAGCGAGATTAGCACTGGGTCGAAAATGTCAACTGAACCGTCACCAGCTACTGACGATGAACCGCCCATAGCGTTGGTTGGGTTACCGGCTTCGAAAAGTGTCTGGCTACCACGAGCTTGGTAAGAAGCTTCGCGAAGAGCCTTCTCGGTGTTTTCAAGGAGTTGAGCAGTAACAGCACGCTTGTGCGAGTCCGAGATCTTATCTAGATCTGGATGCTCAAGTACTGGCTGCCATTTTTGTTGAATTTCTTCATTTAAGTACATTTTTGAGTCCCCTTCCTTTTAAATATTGGGTTAATAATTATTTATAAAAAATTACTTCTTGACGGTTCTTGAAATAGCGTGTACGTAATTAGCAACTTGTCCTGTTGCAATCTTGTCAGCTGGCTCTAAATCTTCGCCAATCGATGATTCTTCATTTAGCATCGACTGCTTTACTGTTCTACCAGAGAAATAATTTTCCTTGATGAGCTCAAGCTTCTGCTTGAACGAATCAATATCGGCAAACTCAACGCTCTCAGCTAAAGTCTTAAACTTATCAACTTGAGTAGTAGCTAGGCCTTCCGATACATCATAGAAGATAGCTTCTTTAGCATTTTCGTTAATGATTCTGTTTAGAGCGATATTTTGTTCTAGGGTCTCATTTAGTCTTTCTTCAAGCTCTTCAACCTTAGAAGCTAGCTCTTCAACAACTTCAACCTTTTCTTCTGGAATATTGATATAGTGCTCAGTGAATAGTGTCTTTAAACCGTCAATAAATTCTTCTGAAATTTCTGAGCGTAGTGATGATTCAATAGCTACTTCATTATCAGTCATCCACTCACTGACAACGTAGTTCATATAGTCATCAACCTTGGTTGTAAGTTCTTCAATAACTTCTACAACCTGCTCTTCTAACATGCCATTGTATTGCTCTTCCATCTCTTCACGTAGTGATTCGACTTTAGCATATACAGCAGCTTCAAAAATTGTAGCAGCCTTCTCTACGAATTCTTCTGAAAGGTCTGCATCAGCAAACAATGCACCCATTTCTTCCTTCATAGCAATCGAGGCCTTATTCTTAGCTGACATATCGCCAGTAGGAGCAGTGTTATTTTCGCTGTTGGTGTCTTGAACCTCATCGTAACCAACTTCTGAAGAACCCTGCTTAACTGGTGACATATCACCTTGCTTCTTTGAATTAGGAAGCGTAGCTGTCTTAGCGACTGGAGCTGGAGTTTTGGTAGTTCCAGTAGCGCCGCCTCCGACATCCATTAATTCCTGTAAATCTTGGTCTTTCATTTTAATACTCCCGTTATTGTTACTAAACTATTTATAATTCTTTAAAAGTTGTTCGAAAGCTTTTAGCTTAGCTTCTTCTAAGTTTTTTGAAGATGTTTTGCTTATTGTGTGCTTTACTTCTTCTAATTTCTGTGCTTTGAAGATTCCGTTGTCCCAGATCCAATCTACACCTTCCATGATACCTTGTACAAATGCATCAGGTGCTGAAGGATCTGCAACTATATCAGCAGCAGTAGCTAAGAAAAAGTCATCTTGAACTTCCATCACTCCGTCGTTTCTTGCCTTAAGAGAGCCCATGCCTCTTGTTGAAACACCTAGAGTAACTCCACTCTCTAGCAGATTGCGTGCAATTTGCCCCATTGGAGTTTCAAGAATCTGCGACTTACCAATAAAGTTATTGCCTTCTTGTCTTAGCTCCATATGCTTGCAAGCTACTCTATCTAGATTGATAGTTGGACCTGAAGGGTGGCCAAGTTCACCAAGAGCACGGTTTGTCTTAATGTATTCATTATTATATCTGTTAACTTCTCTTTCGATAATAGGAAGTTTGTAGATACGGCCATTTCTATTCTTTTGTTCAGCTTGAATATATGGTCCGGTAATATAGTAAGACTTCTTGCCCGACTCTTTTTCTTCGACAATGTACTTGACTTCTTCAACTAGTTCGCTTATAAGTTTCATTTTAGTAGCTCGTATTAGGTGTTGGAGATATTTTATGAAATTCAACGATTGATGTTGTATTAGCTCCACCGACTACGAAGATAATATTTGCAGAACTCAATGAACTGTCAACTTGTAGGCCATTACCTGCAAAGTCGTAATATCCATTATCACTGCCAGCAAAAGACCAGCATAGGTTATTAGCGTCTGATGTGTTAGCTCTGTAGTACTTCATGCCAGGTCCACCATCAGTAGCAGACATCATCTGTGTAACTGTTGCCCCGATAATAACTTCTGAGCTGTTAGCAGCCAAGTTAGCAACACTAATATTAACGTTGCTAGCAACAAGCATAGAAACTTTGCCATTATACTTGTTGCTTAGGATCTTATACGAAATCGTCATATTAATCCCCTACCACGTTAACAAACTCAAGTAGCTCATCTCTGCGGCCTTCGTCAATCATTTGTAGCATAGTCTCTCTGTTTTCTTCGTCAAGGCTGATGAATAGAGGTAGTAGCAAAGCATCTACTTCTTCATAAGCTAACTTTTTAGTAGCAGTCTCAACACCTTTAAGTCTTTTACCGATGTGCTTAGCCATAATGGTTGAGCCTAGGGAAGGATTGTTCTTATTTTTAAGTTGAATTCTTCCTAAAGTATTTCCTGAACGAACTAGGTCGACCGCAGCTTTATTAACATAGCTGCGCATTGTTGATTTGTCTAGTTCATCTACTTGATCTACGTCTTCTTTCATGCCGCCTTTCTTAGCGGTGAGGAAAGCGGCAATAGCCATCTGACGACGCTTTTCTTTTGACTTGCCAGCAAACTGAGGAGCCTTTGACTTTTCAAAGTCAGAAACATATTCACCAGCTCCCATCGATGGGCTAAGTTTTTCTTCTAACTCTGACTCTTCCTTTAAACCCTCTAGCTCACGAGCAATACCTTGAGCGGTAGTCTCATCATTTGTCTCTAAGGCCTTAGCAAGACGAAGATAAAGCTGAGCTTTCTTCATTTGACCTTTCTTACGAGCGATTGAAGCTGCGCGGACTACACCTTCGTGAGTGTACTCGTCTAGCTGTTCTGTCTCTTCATACACTTCTTCGTCTTTCTTTGGATCGTAGCCGTGTCTTGTCTTCTTACGGTCAATAGGCTTTACCTTACCGCCCTTGAACATAGCATCATCGTTACCATTTCGATCTGGTGCTGTATTGATAACATGCTTATCAACGAATTTTCTTTCGTCGCCACCCTTAGGTGTATAAAGCTCAAGAATCGTTTTCATCAGGCTCTTCGACATTTTCGTCCTCGGTATCGTAAGTTTCTAAATCTTCTTCATCGCTCTCATCAGACTCTTGGTCATTCTGATCCTCGGCATCTGGATATAAAGACTGAGCGATCTCTTGTTTTCTTAATTCTACGGCATCAGCAATCTTTGAAACCATTATATCATTAAATGCGTTTCTAAATGCTTCTGGCTTTCCTTCTAATGCATTGGTAATCATGTCATCAATTGTAAAGTCTGTCATATTATATCTCCGGTATTACCTATTTATTAAGCCTGATTTTGCGAGGCATCGGGTTCAGCACCAGGAACTTGTTCTTCAGGTGCCGGGGGTTGAGGATTGTAGATCGGATTATTCAATTCTTCTTCAATCTGCTTATCAATTGCTTCAATATCCTCATCACTTTGTCTCAAGACGTTCTTTCTTATCCATTCGTGCGAGACGTACTTACCTGCATATTGATCAATGTTATTAAGAGCGGTGATTCTATCGTTAAGAATTTCTGTGTCTTTTAGTTCTGAGAAATAATTATCTTTATTAAAAATAAACTTAAGCTTATCTTTAATTTCTTCCCAGTCAGATGATGTTGTAATGCCCTTTAAGATAAGTTGTCTTTCCAGAGCCTTTACAAATAATACTGAGAATCTTGTTTGAAGTCTCTTAATGAACTTATTAAACTTAACTTCATCTCGGGAGATTTCTGTAGATCTTCCTAGTGCAAAAGCAGTCTCTTGCTTCTGACGGGACGATGGTACATTAAGCGATTCTAAAAGCTTAGTCAGGAAGTACTCAATATCGCCCATCTCACCTAAATTCTGACCAGGTGGTAATGTTTGAATTTCTGTTCCTCTTGAGCCTTCTCTTCTTGGGAACCAGTAGTCCTCTAACATTGTGAGGAACTTACGGTCGTCTCTAAGCTCGCCTGTTGATGAATCATACACTAGCTTGTTCTTGTGACGAATCATAACGTCACGTAGATACTGCTCGGCCTTCATCTTAGGTAAGTTACCAACGTCAATATAGAATATTCTACGTTCAGGTGCTCTTGATACGCGATAAATTACAGCTGCATCTTCTAGTGTTCTAAGCTGATTAAGAGGCTTGATAGCCTTGTGCAGGTATCCTAGGACTAAGGTGCTGCTAACGTCCATAATACCGGATGTGACTTGAATAATACTATCTTTAGCGATTCTAAGGCCGGCAGTCGGGCTTGAGCTGGATGCAGAAATTTTATCGTTAAAATTCTTTTCGCTGTAAATATAATACTCAGCAACTTCTCTTGTTAGAGTGGCTTGAGTAAGATTATCTTTCTTCTTTTTTACTTCTTTAATCTTTCTAATTCTTCTCGGGTCAATATATCTTAACTCTTGAATACCAAGTGAAGGATTAGTTGTATCAATTACAGCATGAAAGTAGAGTCTTCCATCAATATACCATCTTCTGAAGATATCATAACATTGAAAGTCAAAATTTAATAATTCTAGAATAGTTTCAAATTCTTCTTGAATTATCTTTTTAGTAGAAGCAGAAAGGTTTAATTCACCTAAATCGAGCTTAACTACCTTTGTATTTTCTTCATTTACTATTGTTTCATTAACAATATCATCTATAGCAGAATCTACTTCCGGGTGCATAGACATATTACGATACTTGTTAACTAAGTCGGCCTCTGACTTAACAGTACCTTCAAGGTCGACATACGTCGCGTATGCACCACCCGTAGCCACAACGACAGCACCATCATCGTAAATTTCTGGTGCAAAAGAAGGTGTCTTAGCTTGTTCTTTAGGATCGTCAGACGGGCGTCTGATTTCAAATCCAAATAAATTAAGAGCCATAATAAATTGCCTTTGCTTAGATGTATAGAGCAAGAGGCTTTTGGCCTCCCACTCTATACTTAGTTAGCATCATTTTATAATATCAAGAGCCACCGGCGTTGCCAGTAATACCACCTGAAACTTCCCACCAGTCGTAGGCAAACGTCACGTTGAAGTTTTGAATGGTATCGTTTGTTCCCCAGTTAAGATCAATTGCTGAGATGCTTAGCGGGAAAATACCATTAAACTGATATGTACGAATTGGAAGACCTGTCTTTGAGTACTGAATAACCTGAGCTTGAGCCTTATAGAGAAGTGGCGACGAAGCACCGAATCCTCTAATGTTGCCTTGCAGGCTATTGATTGTATTCGACCATTGTTCCATTGCATTACGGATTAGGAAGTCTTCGTCGTTCATGACGTTAACGTTCCATGTACCGAATGTGCGGTCGCCAGCAAGCTTAATTTGACGACCAAAGTATGGGACAGTGATCTGACCTAAGTTTGATTCCGGAATAGATGACGCTTGAACCATAAATGGTACTTTTAGATCTGCAACGCTATTCGCAGGATTCTGAATCGTTACCTGAAATAGGTTTGGTCTAGCACCACCTAGTGTTAGCTGACTTCTAATCTCATTTACATTAAATGCCATGTTAGTCCCCTAATTAAAACTGTCCAACAACTTCGGAGAATTCGACGCCAGTTCTGACCGCCACGAAGTTGAGTTGGATAAAGTTAATAGAGCGGGCTGGCTTAATGTATATATCACCAATGAATTCATTTCTGTCGATCACTTCGCCAGTATTATTCGACTCATCGCAAACTACCTTGAAGTCGTAAATACCACGGCGACCCTGGACATCTCTTAGGAATGGCTCGACAAGATTCTTGAATTGCGCTCTTGTAAATTCGTCGTTGAACTCGAACAGTGTAAACTTAGCAGCAGTAGCGACAGCTTTTTCTAGAACGATAAACAGTCTACGGACGTTGATTCTATCAAAAGCTGATGGCTTCGCGAGAAGAGTCTTATCACCGAATAGCACTGTACCTTGACCTGGGAATGTTACCACTGGGTTAATACCATTCTTATAGAGAATATCTCTATCAGCCTTGTCTGGGTTGTAAGCAAGCTTAATAATGTTCTTTACTTGACCTCTGTTGAAACCAGCTGGTGAGAACCATGGGTCTCTTGTTGTATCAGTTCTGACACATAGACCAGCAGTATCACCGTTTAAAGGAATGTAGCGATAAAGATCATTGTACTTGTCATACATGTACTTGTAGCCAGAATCTAGAACACCGTACGATGTCGATCTTAGACCATTTCTGAATGTTACAATATCAGCTGCTTGTTCACCAGCGTTGTTAACTACAGTAGCCTTTTCTGGAGATACGAATACTACGCAGTCTTTTCTATCTTCAGCAATATTATCGATTAGATAATTTGCTAGCTGCTCGCCGTTTGTGCCTCCACGCGACTTACCTGTGAGGATAAGTGATACATCAACCTTTTCGGCTGAACCAAACAAATCGTAAGCAGAAGCTAGAACACCTACTGATACGTTATTTTCATCAGCACCATCTGAACCACCTGCAAATGATGTGGTTAGAGGTGTGCTATTTGTAGAGCTGGTGACATTAAGTGCAGTATTAGATACTGAACCTGTTCTATCCGAAGCCCACCAAATGTAGCTCGATGTATCATTAATTACATTCTTGTAATAGTTTGTAGCTCCGTCAGCTGTCTTAGCATCAGTTGCTCTTGATAGGCCCTTATAAACTTCTAGTACTGCACCAGGCACACCAGTAAACTTGCCGTCTTCATCAGCAACTACAACATGAAGTTCATCTTTAGCTGAAGTATTACCATTCAGGGCAACGTAAGTTGATTGACCAGGGGCCTTATCAACGTTATTAAAGTATTCCCAGTATCTTACAACGTTATTAGAAGTTGTACTTGTTGATAATGAGTATACTGTATCAAATGTAAGAGTAAACGTTGTTGAGCCTGTATTAGCACCTGAATTATTTACTGTTACGTTATCACCCTTGGCTGTAACCTTAAGATACTGAGTACCAAGTGTTGTATTACCAGCAAGAATATAGTCACCAATTGTGATAAGATTCTTAATGTTTGTAGCAATACCACCGGTAATCGAGCCGTCTGAGTCCGAAACCGCGTTAGCAATGGTTACTACTGCATTACTTGAACCCACTGTGAAGGCAATGGCAGTAGCGTCCATGTTGGCAGTAGTTGTTGAGCCGTTCCAGTTTCTTAGATCAACAGTTGAATTGTACTGTGTATTTGATCCGCAAACAGATACCTTGAGCGAATTACCTAGAGCGCCTGGATATCTTGCAACGTATTGAACAGCTGATTGAAAATCACCTAACTTAGCATCATAATCATCTCTGTTCTTAACAACATACTTAAGCACATTGTTTTGCTTAGTGAAAGTATGAGTTTCGTTAAAGGCTGTATTGGTAAGGTTAATAGCAGCACCACCAACAGTAGCAGCTACTTTAAAGCCAGATGTATTTGAGCTAATAATGTAGTAAATACTGTTGTTAGTAAGGCCAGTAATTACTGTATTACTTGCTGGTACCGTATACTTTACAGCATCCCCATCACTAAATGTATGTGATGAAGTAATAAATTCTGACGAAGCGTTAACACCTGAGTTATTTGAGCTGCAGGTTGCAGATGTTTCAATAGCAGCTGAATTTGCAATAGCTGTTAGAACACCGTTAGCACCCGTAAAATCAACAGTATTTGCAGCACGACTAACATAAAGCTTGTTGCCATACGAAAGAAAACTAGCTGCAGTAAAGAAGGTTTCTGGGTTATGATTGGTTGGTTTCCCGAAGCGATTAACTAGATTAGTTTCGCTGCTGATTAGCACCAATTCATTAATTGGGCCCCAGCGAAACACACCAGCTAAACCACCTTCGGTAGTAGAAACTGCGGGTACAACTGTAGTCAGATCAATCTCTGATACGTTGACTCCTGGACTAACTTGAAATGGCATTTCGTTTCTCCTCAAAGGTTCTATTTATAGCAAGACTT